CAATCCGGCCCTACAGAACAAGCTCGCGAAGCCACGCGGGCGCGACGGGGTTAACAACCAGGAAATGAAGTCCTACCCCGGCGGCTTTCTGATGTTCGCGTGGTCGGGCAGCCCGAAGACGATGCGTGGTCGCTCAGCACCGGTCATCTTCGCCGACGAGGTAGATGGCTACGAGCGCACGGCAGAAGGTGATCCGGTATCTTTGCTGGAGCAACGTTCAGCAACCTTCGGTGATGACCGGCTGCTGTTCGAGACCAGTACGCCGACAATTGCTGGCGCATCTCAGATTGAGAAAAGTTACGCGGCAGGCGACCGCCGGCGGCGCTACTTGCCATGTCCGCACTGCGAGACCTATCAAACGCTCAAGTGGTCGAACGTGGCCTGGGATAAGGACGATGAGACCGGCGAGCATCTTCCTGATACCGCGTGCTATGTGTGCGACGGCTGCGGCGTGCCGCTCAGCGACGGCGAGCGCCTCCAGATGCTGCAACAGGGAGAGTGGAGGGCCGAGAGGCCGTTCCGGGGCCATGCCTCCTACCACCTGAACGAAATGTACTCCACATTCCGGAGTCTTTCGGACATTGTGCTTTCCTTTTTGGACAAGAAAGCGAAGGGCGACATGCAGACCTTCGTCAACGTATCGCTCGCGGAGACATGGGAGGAGGGCGAGAAGCGCTTCGAACACACTGAGCTTTTCAACCGCCGCCGCGAGTTCCCGGCGGAGGTGCCGCAGGAATACTGCGTGCTGACCGCATCGGTTGATGTCCAGGACGACCGTGTCGAGATCGAGGTCGAGGCCTGGGGCGATGGCGAGCGCAACGCGAAGATAGACCTGATCATTATCCACGGCGATCTGTCGCAGCGATCGTTCTGGGAAAACGATGTTGACGCGGCAATTTCAGCTACCTACGTGCATGAAAGCGGCGTAAAGCTGCCCATATCTTGCGTGGCGGTGGACAGCGGCGGACATTTTACCGAGCAGGTGTACCGGTTCGTTAAACCGAGGGAGCGCCGGCGCGTGTATGCGATCAAGGGCCGCAACGGCGCCGGGTATCCCGTGGTCAGCCGGCCCAGCAAAACGAACCGGGGCAAGGTGCTGCTTTTCTCCATCGGCACCGATACCGCTAAGGAGCTGATATACAAGCGCTACGAGATCGAAAAGCGGGGGAGCAGCGGGTACATCGACTTCCCGATACTTCCATGCTTTGACGAGGAGTTTTTTCAGCAACTGGTTGCCGAGCAGGTGGTGACTTTCTACCGAAAGGGCTTCCCGCACCGGGAGTGGCGCAAGCGCCGGGCGCGCAATGAGGCCCTGGACCTGTCGGTGTACAACCTGGCCGCTCTCTACATCTTGAACCCTAATTTCAAGGCACTGATGTCTAAGCTAGAGGAACAGATGGCGCCTCCTGTTTCGGCGCCAGCACAATCTCCGATCCAGCAGCAAGTGACAACCCACCAGACAAAGGTCCGCAAGCCGCGCAAGCGGCGCGGCGGCTATGTGAGTAAATGGAAACCATAGAATTCCCTCGCAGAGTGCACGTCGGCGACACGATCGGCAAGACAGTCACGCTGCCGAAACATCCGGCCAGCGACGGGTGGGCGCTCACCATTGTTGTTACCAATGCTGATCTGAGGTATACGATCACCACCAGCGCATCAGGCGATAACCACGTTATCGACCAGGCCACCGATGCGTGGACTGACGGGGCATATCAATGGGTCGCATTCGCCACCAAGGACGGCAAGCGCGAGCGGGTATCGAGCGGTGACTTGCAGGTGCTGCCGGATATCGTTGGCGACGCAGCCGATCTTAGAAGTCATGCCGAGAAGGTGCTCGCATCGATTGAGTCAGTGCTAGAAGGAAAAGCGACGACAGACGATTACTCGACAAACATACGAGGGAAGCAGCTGACCCGCTACACCTACGAGGAGCTGCTGAAACTGCGCAACACGTATCGAGCAGAAGTCCGGGCTGAACGCCGCGCCCGGTCCATGCGCCAGGGCAAGCACGGCGTCAATCAGATAAGGGTCCGCTTTCCATGAGCCTGATCTCAGCCATTACAGCGCCTTTCCGCCGCAGCGTGCCGAGACCTGAAGATCGAATTGAGCCACAGATGCCCGCCAGCGCCAGCCGCAGTTTTAAGGGCGCCAAGATCGACCGCTTGGCCAGCACATGGACCACGGTACCGAAACCGCTGGACGCCGAGATCCGCACCGGTCTGCGAGCGCTGCGTGCCCGCACCCGTGACGCATCACTGAACAACGATTTTGTCAAGCACTACTTGCGGCTGCTGAAGAGTAATGTCATCGGCCCGCAGGGCATCATGATCAAGCCGCGCAGCAAGGACGACAGCGGGGCTCCTGACCTGCAAGCGAACGAGGCCATAAAAGAATCTTTCGCCGAGTGGTGCCGTGTGGGTAAGCCGGACGTTACTGGCCGGTTGTCGTGGAAGGGCGTCTGTGACCTGTTTATGGAGACGGTGGCGAAGGATGGCGAGTGCTTCGTGCGAAAACATTTCAACTGGCCCGACAATGATTACGGGTTTGCGCTGGAATTCATAGATGCCGAAGCAGTCGATGTCACTCTGACCCGTGATCTTGGCAATGGCAGGGTGATCAACATGGGCATAGAGCTTAATGAGTGGCGCCGCCCGGTTGCATACTACGTTCGCACGGTCTCTGCCATCGGGGATATTTATGAGTACAACGGCAGCCGGTACAAGCGCATCCCGGCCGAACAGATGATCCACGGCTTTCTGCCGGAGGCGGTCATGCAGACCCGGGGCTTCCCGTGGCTCGCGGTCAGCCTGATGCGACTGCACATGCTCGCCGGGTATGAGGAGGCCGAGCTGGTGGCGGCCCGGGCGGCCTCGGCAAAGATGGGATTTTTTGAGAGAGACCCCAGCGCGCCGGGCGATAGAGAGTACGAGGGCGACGAAGCCGCAGATGGCGCGATGATCACAGATGCCGAGCCCGGATCCTTCGAAGAGCTGCCGGCGGGCTACAAGTTCCAGTCCTTCGACCCGCAGCACCCGACGTCAGCGTACGACAGCTTCATCAAATCGAACCAGCGCGCCATGGCCTCCGGGCTGGGTGTCTCGTACTTCACCCTGTCGAACGACCTGACCGGAGTGAACTACAACAGCGGGCGCCTAGGATCGCTCGAGGACCGCGAACTGTGGAAGACCCTGCAGACGTGGATCATTGACCTGTTTGTACGACCGACGGTTGAAGACTGGCTGGCTTCAGCGCTGCTTAGCGGCAAGGTCCAACTGCCCGGAGGCTCCCGGCTGCCTCCGCAGAAATTCGGAAAGTTCAAGCGAATCCATTACCAGGGTCGGCGCTGGGCATGGGTGGACCCGAAGAAGGACATGGAGGGCCATGGCCTGGCACTGGACCGGCGGATTGAGTCCCCGCAGAACGTCATCATCGAGCGCGGCGGAGACCCGGGCGAGGTGCTCGACGACTGGAAGGAGTGGGACAAGATGCTGGGCGAGCGAGATCTTAAAAATGTTCCGGTGCAGCCGGTAACAGAGGAGGCGGAAGATGGCGAAGAAAGCCAAGAACAATGACCCGGAACAGGTGGTCAAGAAGATGAAAGCCCGGGCAATGACCCGGGCTTTTCATATCGACCCTGCCTCTATTGACGAAGAGGCCCGAACAGTAGAGCTGGCATTCAGCAGTGAAACTCCTGTTGAGCGCTGGTATGGAAATGAAATTCTCGACCATTCAAGCAAAGCCGTGCGATTGGATCGTCTACGGGACGGGGGACCGCTCCTAGTTGATCACGATCCACGCGACCACGTAGGCACGATAGAAAGTGTTCAACTCTCAGCCGACCGGGTAGGTCGTGCAAAGGTGCGTTTTGGGAAAAGCGCGCGCGCTGAGGAGGTGTTCCAGGACGTCATCGACGGTATCCGGAAGGCAGTCAGTGTCGTATACCGGATATACGAGATGGCACCCGAAGAGCGCGACGAGGATGGTATCCCCGTCAGCTACCGGGTAACAGACTGGGAGCCGAATGAGATCTCTTTCGTTTCCGTGCCTGCAGATCACTCGGTTGGTGTCGGTCGCGACGCCGGGTCCGAGGAAAACGAGGTAAAAATTATTGGTTCCCGCGAGGAACCCCAGCATCGAGAGGAAAGTATTATGGACCCGAAAGAAAATGATCAGCGTCGTCAGCAGGTCGCCGATGGTAGCGCCAGTGTGGTGACGCAGGAGCATGTAGATAACGCACGTCAACAAGGCGAGCAGGCGGTTTTGTCACGGATCAAGGCTGTTCAGGAAGCTGGCGATGAATACGCACGGCATAACGGTCAGGAGGTGGCCCGCGAGGTCATCGCCGAAGGCGGCGACGTGGAGGCCTTCAACAAGCGCATGCTGACCCGTATGGGCAGGCCCGACGCCACGCGAGCCGAGTCGGCAGAGGTCGGCATGAGTGAGAAGGAAATCAAGCGGTACAGCATGGTGCGGGCAATGAACGCTTTGGCCAACCCGCAGGACCAGCGGGCACAGAAAGCGGCGGCGTTTGAATTCGAGGTCAGCACGGAAGCTGCGCGGCTGAGTCAGAAAGAGTCGCGAGGCATCCTGGTGCCGGTGGACGTACTGGCCAGGGCTATGGTGCCGAACGAAGGGCGGCGTGATCTGAGCGTCGGCACAGCCACGGCTGGTGGCCATACGGTGGCCACTGACCTGCTGTCCTCTTCATTTATCGATCTGCTGCGCAATCGAGCGATGATGATGCAACCGGGAATGGCAACGGTGCTGACTGATCTTGCTGGCAACATTGCCATTCCGCGCCAGACCGGCGGGGCAAGCGGTTACTGGGTGGCGGAATCATCAGCGCCCACCGAGTCACAGCAGGCGTTTGACCAAGTGACTTTGTCACCGGAGACGGTGGGCGCGTACACCGAGTACAGCCGCAAGCTGCTGCTGCAATCGAGCATCGATGTAGAGGCTTTCGTTCGCAACGATCTGGCGCGGGTGCTGGCATTGACCATCGACCTGGCTGCGATCAACGGCACCGGCAACAACAACCAGCCGACCGGTATTCTGAATCAGACCGGTATCGGTTCGGTTCTGGGCGGCACCGACGGCGCGGCTCCAACCTGGGATAACATCGTTGATCTTGAAACCGAGGTGGCGATTGATAACGCTGACATCGGATCACTGGCCTATCTGACCAATGCGAAGGTGCGCGGCAAGCTGAAGAAGACGTTTGTAGACTCCGGCTCGAACGCTGAACGCGTCTGGGACACCAGGGCGGGTAACACGCCGCTCAATGGCTACGGTGCGTCAGTGACCAACCAGGTGCCGAGCGATCTGACGAAGGGCGCTTCCTCTGGTGTAGCGTCTGCCATCATCTTTGGCAATTTCGCTGACCTGATCATCGGCATGTGGGGCGGGCTGGATATCACCGTCAACCCCTACGCCAATGACACGAGCGGGGGCGTGCGTATCACTGCGCTGCAGGACGTCGACATCGCCGTTCGCCATCCGGAAAGTTTCGCGGCCATGAAGGACGCGCTGACCTCCTGATCGGTTCGTTCGTAGGATTACCCAGGGCAGGGACGCCCACTAATTTCAGCAGATAGCATGGAGAATGAAATGCCAAAAGTGAAAATTATGCGCGCTACGGTCGTCAGCGGCCAGAGCGTCGACAGGGGCGACACCCCTGACGTATCCGAGCGAGATGCCCGGATCCTTATCAGCATGGGGAAAGCGGAACTGGTGGGCTCGGGAGAGACCGCCACCCGCACGAAAAGTGCTGACCCGAAGAAAAGTGCAGGCGCTGATAAGTAATGGCCACCTCCGGTGAGTTCAACGCAGCGGCCGTCATGCTGATCCAGGCATCCGGCGGCCCAGCTGTGTACCGCCAGGCAGGACTGGAAAAGGATCTCCGCGTCCTGGTCGATACGAATCTGGAGATTATGGACGAGATAACCGGCGCCGGCCAGATAGTGAAGGGCGCAATGTTCACGAATACCGAATTCCCGTTCGACGCCATAAAGAACGGTGACACCATCACTCAGGACGGCACCACCTGGACGGTGCTGCGAACCCTGGAGAACGACGGCAGCATCATCACGGCGGAGCTCAAATGATCCAGTTCGAGGAGGATGTCAAAGAATTCCTTAAGGTCCTGGACCCGGAAGTGCTGCGCAAGGCTCAGAACTCCACGCTGACGCGCATGCGCAGCAAGACCGCCACGCGGCTCTCGAAGGGAGCGCGCAGCAAGTACAACATCAGTGCGGCGGCGGTGCGCGATGCACTGTCGAAGAGGCTGAAATTCTCGAAGCAATCCCAGCCCAAGCAGGCGTTCCTCTGGTACATCAGCCGGCGCATTGGGCTGATCAATTTCGGAGCGAAGTTCAAGAAGGTGCGCACGCATCGCGGCGTGCGCCAGGCGGCCACCGTAAAGCTTTACAAGAATCGCCCCCGGAAGAAACTGAAGCGGGCCTTTATCGCCTCCGGCGGCAACTCGAATGTTCAGCTGTTCCAGCGCGAGAGGGC